TCTACGAATCACATACTTTGAAAAATCTCCAAAGTAGATGTGTTTCGTTGCGGCAACAGGAAGGCCGCCAGATGTTGCGGGTAAATCATTATTGATAATAACTGGATAGCCAAGCAGCATTTCAGGCTCGCCAGCGATTACGCGATCCGCAAAAAGGTGCGTCGTGTTTGTGGTGAAATCAAGGGTTCGTAGATATGCCAAGGTTGTTCGGTGCATCATCCATGCCACTTTTTTGCCAGCGGAGTAGTATTTGTCAACGCTGTAAAGCATATTCACCAACTCTGCGCCAGTGATTGCAGTGGCGGATGCCGATGTAAGGCCGATACTAGTAGATGCAACCGTTAAGCCATAAGGCTCACTTGTACCAGTGCCGTTAGTAAGCACAGTATTATTTTTGCGGCTCAAGCGTTCCGCCAAAAGTTCAGCGAGCACCGTTCGCAACAGCCCAACACGCTCATCTCGAATCAACTCCCTGGCAACCTTTATAATTTTCGAGTCAATGGTGTAGTCCGAGAAAAGTACATTACCAATGGTCAAGTCGGATACGTTTGCGGCAACACCCTGCCCAACAGTCTCGCCAGAAGTTGCGGTATCATCGGCAGTTGGCCAAGGCAAAGTACCTCCGATGGTGTCATCGTAAATACGGCAACCTTCCATCATTCCGCCAGACCAAAGGCCCATTACCTCAAGTTCGTTAGAGAATGATTCAGGCACAAGGTATCCGCCGAGTGAGTTTGTGGTTACGATTTGCGTATTTGTGCCGCGCGTTTCGAGTACACGTTGCTCATCTGGAGCCATTGGCGCATTCTGGCCACGGGTCAGCCATCGGCCATACACGGCATCATAAGACATTCGCTTTTCGTCAACCTCGGCTTTAGTTTTACGATTGCGGTCTTCGTGCTCCTGGTTGTTGATAGCCTCTGCCATTCGTCTTTGGCGATCCTCATCCTTTCTGGCCTCAATGATCCTTTCCTCAAAGGAGTCAAAGTCGTCTCCGGCCTTTCGATACGATGCGGCTTCTGTCGGGTCGGCAAACTTGCCATCTTCTCCGCGCTTTTCGGCAAGGGCTATATATGCTTTCCATGCCGCGTTTCGTTGTTCTTGCAGTTGAATAACTGTCATTGCCTTTATTTTTTAATTTAAGAGAAATTGCATTCGCCGACGCTCGAATTGCTCCAGTTCGGCAATGTATTGTGTGTTTGTTTCCTGTTCCTTGTTTTCAACGCTTCTGTTTTCAGATGCATTCAATTCTTTGAGCGCGTCAATGTGCGCGTCCATCATCGCCACTATTGCGGACTTTGCATCTACACAAGACTTTTTCAGCGTGTCAAAAACCAGCGATTCAGACGATCCTTCATTTGCATTGTATGTGTAGTTTGAAATACACGAGTTTAGCATAGAGATAGTCTCATTCCACCAATATGTAGCAGATGCAACTTCTGAAACCATCCACGCTACTGTCCATTGTGATGCGTTTGCGCTACCGGATTCAGACATTGTTCCTTCACTTTCGCCCATATCTTCACCTTCGCCCATATCTTCGCCGTCATCTCTTTTTTCGGCCCTTGCCATGTCACGGCTGCGCTTTGCAATAGTGGTATCTGGGTTTGCCGGGTAAACAACGGGGGACGCATCAAACACAACGTCCACATCCGTCAAAATCCGGTGTTCTTTACCGTCCCGCATTTCCCACTTGTCCCCAGTGCGGCGGCCCGTAGAATCTTTGCGAAGCGAAAACCCCCACGAACTTTGCGTTATGTCGCCACGCTGAACCGCTACGCGGGCATTTTGCCCGTTTGGGCTGTCTGGCAAATCCACTTCATACCACATGCCTACATTGTCCACGCCAACGCGGGCGGTATTTGCAGAAGTGCGTCCCAAAATATTGTTTGGGTCGTGATTAAGCAATACCCGAACATCTTGCATGTTTGCGTTTTGTAGGGCTGTGCTGGCTACTTCTTCAGTAAACCAACCCATATCATAAGGAACGCCAAAGCGTAGCGCGTAGCCGCGAAGCGTAGCCGTTTGGCTTTCTTCATTGCTGCGAATTTCAAGACCTGCCGGGGCAAATCTGCGCTCAATAGCGCCTTCTGTTTCGTTAGGCTGCTGACTGTGCTTGCGGTGTTCCATCGTCTTGTTTTTTTCCGCCGCTTCCGGGTTGGCCCGGTATTGGCGCGTTTTCTTCTTGCGTTTGCGTTTCGATTGCCCCATTTTCGTCAATGATTGCCATATTAACAGGGACAAGTGGCTTATCAAGCCCTTCGAGCCTGTTGAGGTTCTCTTTTTCGCGCACCTCGTTACGGCTCATCCATCCATTTAGGATTGCAGAAGCGTAAAAGGCGCTGCGCGAAGCGGTGTCACCCCTTAGAAGTCCCTCGAAATTGTGTCTGAAAAAGAATTGCTCGCTTTCTTTCTCTTGCCGGGTGAGCAACTTGATAAGCATCTCTTGTTCCGCCTGTATCGCCCAGGGACGAAGGCACAGCGTGACAAAGAGGGTAGTCATCATTTCGATATTATTGAACGTCGCCCTATCCATGTTTTGAAGCAGGTGAACGGGAACGCCAAAAACACGCGCAACCTCGTTTACCTGGAAAGCCCGGCTCTCATTGAGCATGGCTTCCTCTGGGTTTAGTCCGATACGCTTCAAATCCATGCCAGCGTCAAGCACAAGTGTGCTACCTGCCTTTCTGCTGCCTGAAACGTTGCCTATCTTGTCTTGTAATTGTTGGTCTTGCTGCTTTGTGAGTGTGCCCGGGAAGGTCAGCACCTTGTCAACGCTTGCGTTATTCGTAAAAAATGCGTTACCGTATTGGTTTGCGCCAACGGCAAAGCCAAGCGTGTCTTTGTGCGCATAGGAAACATCCATGCCGCGCAGCGTGTCAAGGGTAAACCCTTTAATGTGTAAAACCTCTTGTGGTAGCAGGACTTCGCGCCCTGTGCTATTACCCCTGCGGAAATCCCAAACATATCCAACACCGCCCGCGTCGGTTTCGACAACAGTTACCGATCCGTTCATCAATTCAAGGCGAACTGGGCGACCTATGCCGTTTCTGTGGATACGCGCAAAGGCATCTCCAAAGCAGGCGCGGGCAAATAAGGCCCGGCGAAAATCGTAGGTAGTAATGTTAGGAGACGGCTCCGTACGAACAAGGTAGCGCACCGGGTGGCCCTTTGCGGGGGCTGCTCCGTCTTCGTTTGTCAGGAAAAGGTCTAAAGGAAGGGATGCTAGCGTTTCGCTTACTTTACGGACGGCATCCCAAACGGCGGGTACTGAAAGTGCTTTTGAAACCGTGACGGATTGCCCGTTAATCCAGTCCGTTGGCTGCCCCCATCTGTCTGTCGGGGTGCAGGTTGCGGGGTTCATGTCGCGCCGCTCTTGCGTAACAGATGAGCCGTTGCCCATCCATGCTGGTCGTATTGCGCGAAGCCAATCCATCATGCCTCAAAGTTCCGCTACAATCAAGCCAAAGGGGGCAATATGAACTAAGCAAATACTTATGCGACCGTCTTGAATTGTGGGGGCTTCAAATTGTTATTTGCGTTTTGCACCCTTGCATAGCAAAATGATGTGAAGGTGGTAAACCTTCGCAGGCAAAGCGGTAACTCTGACTCGACTTGCTCCCAAGCCTCTTTAACGCTTTTGCCGCTGCTGCACAATTCCCGCACCCGGTCAAAATACCCGTCATTTGTGAGCAGGGCGGCGCGTTGCTCAAAGTCTCTGTCTATCATTATGGAAATTTTAATCGTTTATCAAAAATCCTAGCCGCTCATCCTCTGTCATTGGCCTAAATTCGTTTCCATCTCGTACCCCCAAAACAAATTCGTATCCGTTCTCAATTAAGTTTTGAATAATGCCAACACTCCCAGACCTGACAGCCTTTACAAAGGATGGAGTTGCTCTGTATTTAACACGAACACTGCCAGAACCTAGCAGAAAAAAAGCAAAATACTTTTCACTCTGTAAAACAATGCCCTCAAGCCGCTCAATTTCCTTTGCGGCTAAATCAAGTGCTTGCGAGGCGTGGTTTTGAAAGTCTCTATTTGTCATTCATTAGTAATTTAATTTCCCGCGCCTTTTTTCTAAGCAATGGGCGCAAGAAATTCTTTGTGAAAGTAGCGACCTTTTCCTCAATCTCGTTATACTTTGGCCTGTCCATGTCTTGAAGCATGGATGCGGGTATTTTGAAAGCCTTTGCAACCTCTTCAACGGATAGATGGTCTTTTTTATCTATCATGGTTTAATCGTTGTAAGTTTTAAAAACAATCTCTCTATTTTCCGTGTCGTAAATATGCGCCCACCTGTCGCCATTCATTTTTTTAAAAACTCTCGGCTTTCGTTCCAAAACAGGCTTTACTTTTCTGCCAAACGAATATGGTTTTTGCTGCAAATAATCCTCTGCCGGGTTTATGTATTGCATCGCATCGTTAACCGTGTCGAAGTCTGCGACAAAGTCTTCCATGCCACCAATGGCGTAGTAGTTTTCCCCAACAAAAAGCAAGTATCTTTTCACAACCCGTCCAAAACTTTTAAAATGTGAGCGTATCGAAGCGCGTTTACTTTATCCAGATTATAGTGCTCTAAAATCCAGTCCCGGCTTGCTGCCCATTGCGAGGCAATAAAATCGGCGTTATCCGTGAAGTGGTCAATCGCCATTTCCCATCCGGGCTTGTGCGCGTAGTTCGTCACACAGATACCGCCCGCTATCGTGGCCTCGATCCATGCGATATTTGATTTACTGTCATTGAACTGATTGTCCTGCAAAGGCTTCCACATGATGTTAATGCCCGTGGTTGAAAGCCCGGCCATGTACGCCAACGGGTCAACGCGCCCGATCTGCTTGCAGTTTTCTCCGCGCATGTTGCCCGGTTGCCAGCCCCAAAAGAACCACCTCCGAAACTTGTCTTTGTTGGACTCAAATTCCGCCGTCGCCTCCGGGCTGCAAATGTCCGCCATTTGCTCGCTGGTTCCACGCCAACACACATGACCTTTGTATGGCGACGGTTGGTATGGCAAATCCCTTTCCAAAATTGCGTTTGGAATAACACCGCCGCGCCCATCCCTGGCATCGGCAAAATCCATCAAAGGATCTGTGGAACACCAAATGCCGTCCGCAAGCGAGTATATTTTTCTGATTGTTTGTGCGGCCTCGTTGTAGTCCGCTTCCGCCGGGTGACCGGGTGGCAACCGCCAAAGGTTGTCGTCAATGTCGAGAATGACTTTGAT